ATATAAGTTATAAATCATAAAAATCAATTTAAATATGGCGTATTATACCGCAAAAGTTCAACTAACAACGTTGACAGATACCGCAAACGGTACAAAAGAAAAGAAAGCAACTGAAATGTATTTAGTTGAAGCAATGTCTGTGACAGAAGCTGAAGCAAAAGTCGTTAAAGATTTCCAAGGTGTTACTATTGACTTCGAAGTTAAAGCAGTAACTAATAGTAAAATCATTAAAATCATCGACTAATGTATAATCCAGGAGAAACTGTTATAGTAACACAAGACGACGTTAACAAAGTTGGTGTAGTTATCGATCAATACAAAGTAAATAAGCAAACTGTATATGATGTTCTATTGGAAAATCGTAGTGCGTTGTGTATGATTACCACTGCACCTAAACATACAACTAGAATCAATAGAAGTCTTACTAGTAATTTGTCGATTGACAATGGCGGACCTATAGAAGCTAAAGTTCCATATCGTGAATTAGTAGAGACTGAGTCATTACCGATTACAAAATCATGAATCAACAAGAATTAACAGAAAAAATTACAGAAAATTTGACAAGTTCCGACAGATTTGATAATTGGGACAAGTTAACACCGGAAGATTCTGATTATATGATGTATAGTCCAACTCCTGTTGGGTATAATACCACTGCTGAGCAAAGATATTTAATGCAAAATCTATTAATCGGATGGAATTATGAATCTATACTAGACGTAGGTTGTGGAAGAGCTGATTTATATGGCTTTATCAATGATTTTTATACAGAGTCTGCATATTCATATCATGGAATAGATCATAATCCAATTATGACAAATATAGCTAAGCAAAAATATGACATAGAATGTTTAACTAATCCATTTGAATCTGCAAAATTACCAGAAACATCATGGGTTGTAGCAAATGGATTATTTACTCAGCGTCGATGTGAAACTGAAGATGAAGATTTACAAAAATTATTCGAAGATTTAGATTTGCTATACAATAAAGCAACTAATGTCGTTTCATTTAATCTGCTTAATCCAATAAACAACACTCATCATGAAGGGTTTTTTTACGTCCACCCAGGATTAGTGTTGGATATGTTAATAGAAAAATATCAAAATGTTGTTTTACGCAACAATTATTCAAAAGACGTGTATACAGTAACAATTTATAAAATATAAAATAACAAATGACAAAAAGCGTTAACCAATCATGGTCAGTGAGCCAAAAATTCAGAACTCGTTATGGCTCGACATGGGCAGATTTAGACTTTTTCTTTAAAGATAAAGTATCTGCAGAAAGTTTTAAAACAGATCCAATGAATACCAATATTGGATCATTGCAAATTGCAGGAACTTCGATTCCTTTTAGATATAAAGATTTAATTAACTATGCTAAAAAGGCAACTAAGCTAGGAGGTGCAACACACCGATCAGATTTGTCAGAAAAATTTGACTTTGAAGTACGATCCAAGAATATTCAGCTGAATAGACAAGAAATTAACAGATTACGTGAAACATTAGACGATGCATTGGTAACTGTGCAGCGTTCTTATGAGTTAGGTTTATATTTATAATAAAGAAACATGGATACATATGTATACCTTTTTCGAAATGACTCTTCCAATGAACCAATTGGTCGTGTACAGGCAACGGGATTGTTAGACGCACGAAGAAAAGTCGGTTTAATTAAACGATTAGACATTGACTTAGTTGATAATTTATATATTATAAAAAAACTTAGCGACCATGAACAACAAAATAAAAAATATCCACGTTAATTATTCGGAATATTGTTATTTTGATTATCTATCTGACTCAGAAGCTATAGAATATTTTTTTCAATTATTTGAAGGAATTAATACTAAAGAAAATTTAGATTTAAACGGATTCTTTGATCAAATTAACGAAGAATATAACATACAAGATGAACCGGTAGTTAGATTAAAAAAAGATATCCCAGATCACTCAAACAGAGTAGACATCATGATTGATGATGAATATTTACTAGTAGAGTCTAATAGTCTTAAAGCAATACGCATTGTGTTAACTAAATTTATGGAGTCTGGGTATGTGATGAGTCGTGACGTCAAATCAGAAAAAATGTTTAAAGCAGACAAGACTACCAGATATCTTCGTGTATTCAATATTATCGGACAAATACCAGGACTAAGTCTTAGTTAACGCCCCAAATAACAAGTTATAACGACATCTACTAAATCTTATTAAAATGGCAAAGAAGAAAAGTAAAATACCGGCATATGTGCTTAAACAGTTCGAAAAGGCTATGTATAAAGCTGGAGACAAGGTAATTATTAAATGGTTAGGACAAATAAAGACAGGTTATGTTAAAAGCAGTAAAGAAAATAATTGGGGTCGTAGCTACATGGTTGAAGTGGAAGAAAAAGGACTCAAACCAAACGACGATATCACCCGATATCCTTGTGGAATTGAAATCAAAGGGCATCGAACTCAATATGACGTCGGACTCATACTCCACGACAGAACACAAAGCGGAGATTGGCCAACGAGTCAAAGAATTTATGAAAACTCCGGAAGCGACAAGGCTTCGCAGCGAAATGACGATTCGAGCAGCAGAGGACATGATGATAGCAATAGTGGAAAAAATGGAGTCGGAGGATCATCCAATACACACAAAGATGTTGCTAAGCCTAGCTCTACACGAAAGCGCACAAGCAATGCAAACTCATCAAGCAAAGATCTTGATAATGCAGTAAATCGACAAAAAGATTTCTTAAAGGGATTTGTTAAGGATTAATATTATAATGTTCTTTGGGCATTAGCATAATATTCTACACCATATTTTCTGGCTTTTTCTAATTGTATTCTAGCCGCGTCTTGATATAATTTAGTTTTTTTATAATTTTTACCTAAAAGTTGTTTAAGAACATCTACAGTAACTTTACCCTTAGTAATATCTGCTAATAATGGTTTAGTTATATCTTTTAATAACGCAGATATAGTTATATCACCACGCATAGCAGCACTTCTCAATTGTTTTAATAATTCTTTTTCTTCTTTTGTTGAAGCTTTAACTAATGTTTCAAAGCTTTGTTTTCCTGATAAATAAGTCATTAACTCTATTAAAGCTCCTTCTTGTTTATCTTTTTGGTTGCCCCGAACTAATCTTATGAATGGTTTACCTCCAGAAATGATAAATTTAAATAATATGTCATAAACTGGAAATGCCTTTTGTAATATCTTACTTGTTCTTAATCCAACATATTCCCCTTTTCCTCCTTTCCATATCAATCTAAATAATCCTGGACCTAATAGTACTCCTAATGCAATCATTAAGTTAGTTAGTTCGTAACCGAAGATTTTCGAATTCTCACCCTCATCACCAAGACTATATATAGCACCGTCATCAGTATCTTGGCCAAGCCCCCCGGATTCTATACTACCTAACCACCATTCTGTATATCCATATTCATTGTAAGCGTTTTCTTTAGTCATAGAAGGTTTATTTTCATCTGCCCACGCATCAAATGATTGTTTTTGTTTTTCTGTTAATTTATCATACGTAACTGGGAAATCTTTATCATCTTCAGTTAGAAATCGTTTCCATTCTGTTAAATATTTTCTTTCCATAATATTACTTTTGTTTTTTTATTTGTTTTTTATTAATTAAATTGGCAATAGTTGTAATAAATTTAGGACCAGGGCCTATTTTATCACCAATTGGTAAGCCAGCATTTTTTAGTTTGTTAAACAATAATTTAAATGATCCCTTTCCTTGTATAGGTTGCCCATTGTATTTTGCAACACCTCCAAAAAAGTATTTACCAAATGCCTCAGCTGTTGTGTCGCCAAATGACCAATCCTTTTTTTGTTTGTAAAATCCATTGTCTATTAGAAATTGTTGTATATCCCCGGCATTTGAAGTTACGAGATCAACTTCTAATTGTTTAACTAATGGAATCGCATCAAGTGATTTTTTTGAATATGTTGGTATTTTTTGTTTTTGATTCATTAACTTGTCTAATTCATTTTCAACTTCAGTGTAACTCATATTTTTAATGTCATCACTTACATTAGCGTCTTCCAATGCTTGTGCGCATGCAATTGCTATTTCTTTGCTTTCTATTGTTGCATTGAAATCTTTTTTATCTAATCCCAGGTAATAATAAATTTTTATCCATGCTTCAGTTAAATCTTTTTTAATCACTGACTCGGTACCAAAAAACATTCCCAACGTTAACGCGCCTTTACCTAACGCTGTAATAACTTGTTGAATTGTAATTAATCCTTTTTTTAATGCGTACTGTATATAAAATATTGCCATTGCAGCTCGGCCTGATGTTACTTTGGATACTAACGCAGAAAATGATTTGCTAAAATACTTTTTTACCTGATCTGTTGTTGCTGCAACAGTTGCTTTAGTAAAAATTGTCTGTACAGATTTAGGATTTGATATGATGTATTCAACTGCTTGTTTTTCTTGTCGTGTTAATTGCTGTAATGCTTTTTTCTGAATATTTTTAGTGTTTTTAACATTTTTAAAATAACTTAAAACTTTATTCCAAGATTGTTTTCCTAATTTTAATACAACTGGTGCATATGCATCTATAAATCTCATTGCTCCTAACATTGCTAATGTCTCAACAACTGATACCCCGGCTTTATAATAGTCTTTGTCGTCAAATACATATACTGCGGCATCTAATAATCCTAATAGTCCATATGCTAAATATCCTGGTCCACCTGGTATAAAAATAGCAATCATTTGTGCTGCTTGTATTATTTCATGTGGGTGATTTACTACAAAATCTGCTAAATCTTTTCTTGCTTGTGATTGTTTTTCTGCATTACGCACAAGTTCAGCTGCAGTGTAATTGCCAGATAATCCGTAGTCAGATTGACCCGGCATTAAATTATCTGGTTTTTGTTCTTGAACAAAGTTTAATTCTTCTCGTATAATCGATTCTAGTAAATTTGCGGATTCTTGCATATTAATAAATATCGGTAAAATATAATTCGTGATTCATTAGGATATATGCAAAATTTTTCTTATATTTATATTATAATTAAATAGTTAAACAATTAAAGTTATGAAAAAGTTATTATTATTATCTGTGTCGTTATTGATTACCGCTGTGAGTTTTTCACAAATGTCAGAATCAGATCCAATGTTAAATTTCTTTATATCAAAGAATAAAAAAACAATAAAAAAATATTCAATTGATTCTATAGAATTAACAATTGTTAATCAGATTAACAAACTTCGTAAATCTAATGGATTAAATGAACTAGAAATTGATATTAATTTAAATACATATTGTAGCGCACATTCGCAAAATCAATTAGTATCTAATGAAATATATCATAGTGATATACAATCTAATAGTATTACGTCTGAAAATTGTTATATATTAAAAGTGTTTGGAGGCTGGTGGCCGTTGGATTTAAAACAGTTATCTTCAAAGATATATGATAGTTGGATTACTTCTAAACTTCACACTAGAAATATGTTAGTTAGTGGTAATACTATAGGTATAGCAATAGAATTATACCCAATTAATTCAGGTGCTGGATATGATATTTCGTCTACCATGGTAATACGATAACAATTATCCCCAACTTGGACAGCCGGTCGATCTACCTTTAAATACAGGCATAGGAGCTCCTCCCGATCGGCTTCCTCCACCCATTTTCTTAATACCAGTCCCAATCTTTTTAACACCTCGTTTAAATTTACGTTTCATTCCTGTCCAATCTACTCCTGCGGGGAATTGAACATCTATTAACATTTCTGGTGTACCACCTACTAGAAAATCTTGTATTACTTCTTGTTTAGCAAGTAACTCCGGTATTCGTAATTGTATTGTAAACGCACATGTAGATTGCCGATATTTGGCATATACTGATTCATATTCTTGTTTTAATTGAGGGGTCGATCGAAGACCATAAAAACGTTGAGGAGTAATTTTTGGATCACGAGCATATGCTTGTTGAAACAATGGACCATAATCCTTTATAGTAATTTGTGTGCCATCTGGTAACTTACCTCCAACACTCATCCATTCAGGACCAACATTTGGATATAAAAATTGTTCCGATGGACCTTCAACGTCAAACTCATTCAATGTGTCATTGTTTTCAATTAATTCTTTCATTTTAGCAATCATTGCATTGTATCTACCTGTTGCCAATGGTATATTGTTAGCTTTATTAGATCTTCTACGTTTATCGCCATATGTAGTATTTACTGTGCTAGTAGAACTATATGCTGAGTATTGAAATGATATTATTTCCATATCCGGCACATCGGTATTTACTTGAGCTTTAATTGCTTCCACTTTTTGTTGATATTCTTGTATAAATGCTGCAGCTGCTTGAATTTGTGCATTCAATGCAGTTTCTGCTTGTGATGATACACTTATACTATTGTCAGCAAACATAGATCTACCCATGGCATTACGCTGTTCGCCTTGTGGAATGTTTAATGGCGGAAAACAAAATATTGGAGAACTAATATCACTCATGGTAGCTTCCTTCGTTATCTCGGTGTATTCAGACCAACCTGATTTTATTTCTGACATTTGATTTGTTATCGAAATACTCTTTGCAGCCATTATTGCTTTTGAAAAGTTACTCAATGCTTTTTTACCTTCTGCATCTATTACAGATTTTTGTAATGATGAAATGACATTTGTTTTAATTTGTGATAAATTAGCACCTGACTTAGTCATATCAACTTTTAAGTCACCACCATCCGTATCAACCGTCAAAATTTTAGCTAATCCTGCATCTTCACCACTAAATATATCAACAAAATATTCTAATATTTCTTTTACTGAACTATAATATTCAGCGTCTTCCCAAAAACTATCTCCAGCTTTATCCAGTTTAACATTTGTATTTGAACTATTTTTAATTTTGTTAATTACAATTTTAACATCACTTCCAATTAACATTAACTGTTTAATAAAGTCACGTACATCATCGGAGTCAGTAAACGACAATCCTTTTGCATTATATGCTTTTATTTCTTGTTGTAATTGTTGAATATATTTTTTTAAATTATTAGCTATATTTGTGTCACTATATAATTGAGGCACGGTAATTATTTGTTCTAAGTTTGTTAATGCTTGACTAATTGTTCCTAAATCTTCTTTCTGATCTTTTTTCTTTACTTTAGGTTGCTTGGCGCCACCAAATACAATATTATCAAATACCCATGCTTTGAGAGATGCTCTAGTTTCTTTAGAATCGTTTTTTGCAAACCAAGCCATCATAGCTTCATACTCAGGCATATTTAAAAAAGATCCTCCAGATTTAGCATCTACTTCTTTGACAAATTTAATTATCAATTCTAACTTAGCTTTTTCCCAAGTCTTTTTTCCGCCTTCAGACCAATCAGTTAAATCTTCATTTTGTTCTGTTAAGAGTTGTAATATATTATTAACATTGGATTCGGTTAAATTCTTAACCCCAAATCTAAGCATATTTTCTGCTAAAATACTTTTCATTTATTTCCTATTAAGTTTCTTTTATATAAATATAACTGTTTACTAAAACCGATCTATTAGGATTTCTGCATTTTTTTTCTTATATTAATAATATAAAATTAAAAGTTATGATTAGATTTGGTTATGCATGTAACAACATGACATTAGGCAAGGCAGGTATTCGCACCGGCCGGACAATGATTCAACGCATCTTCGAAAAAGGTGGTATGCCTTTAGCAAGCGAGCGCAGTCTGCTTAACGCAGAAGATTTACTCCCTATACTCAAATGGAATTTAGCCCATGGCATTCGACTCTTTCGCATAGGCAGTGAAATGTTTCCTCGTTGGAATCATTACGAGATCAAGGACTTGCCTGACTATGATCGTATCTGTGAGGTGTTGCAAGAAGCTGGCGACTTTGCTCGCGAGCATGGTATTCGACTTACTACGCATCCTGGTCCTTTCCATATATTAGGTAGCCCCGATCCGGTTGTGGTTGACAATAGTATTCTCGGCCTCGAACGTCATAGCGAAATGTTTGATATGCTTGGCTATGCTCCTAGCTTCGACAACAAGATCAATATTCATATAGGTGCCGCTTACAATGATAAGCCGGCTACTATTGCACGATGGATCAAGAATTATTATAGACTATCAGAATCGTGTCGTGCTCGTCTTGTTATTGAGAATGACGACAAGGCATCTATGTATTCCGTTCGCGACTTATACGAGATGGTGCATTCTGCTACTGGTATTCCTATTACTTTTGACTATTGGCATCATACTTTCAATACCGGTGACTTATCTGAGGAGGAGGCATTCTTCATGGCTCGTGAAACTTGGCAGAAGCATGGTGTTACTCAATGCACTCATTACAGCGAGTCTCGCAGACGTGAGCAGCAACGAATTATAGAAGGCATTTGCGAGAAGCACAATATTGCTTGGGACGATCTCCCACAATGGCCTACCTTTGCTAAGGCATACAAAGAGTTCAGCAAGATCAAAGAGCAAGCTCATGCAGATTATATATTGACTACTCCTAATACTTATGGCGTAGACAGCCTGGATGTTGTGGTTGAAGCTAAGGCAAAAGAATTGGCTTTGCAAAATATCAATGTAGAGTGTTGTCAAACACCATTAATCCTAGACTAACATATTTATATTAAATAGTATTAATATTATAAAAAGGTCACAATGGCAGAATTTCGTTACAAAAACAAACTAACTGATGACATCGAAGATGCAAAGGAAATGGTTAGAACAACAGGCAAAATGCTAATGGAAGGTAAAATTGATAAAAAATCAGCAGTTGATAATTTAGCAAGAGCATTCCGTAAATTAGAATCAGCAAAGTATTATATCGACAGATCATAATGAAACGCTTTTTTCCATATGTTGTATTCTCAGCATCCATAGGTTTAGCCGGAACGGCTGCATATTACAGTGTATTTGGACTTAGCAAATTATTTTCAGCTCAAGCAACCGCGGTTATTATAATGGCTTCAATATTAGAAGTTAGCAAATTAATAACCGCTTCTTATCTACACCAACAATGGAAATCCGTATCCGTGCTTTTAAAGAGCTATCTGGTAACAGCTGTATTCATATTGATGTGTATCACTTCATTGGGTATATATGGCTTTTTAGTTTCTGCATATCAGGAAACAGCATATGAACTTGCAAATCAAGAATCTCAAATTTCAGTTTTACAATTAAAGAAGCAAAGATATCAAACCGCGGCCAATGATATTAGAACTGAAAAGGAATCATTAAATAAAAATATTACAGAATTGACATCTGGATTATCTAATAACGTTATACAATATACTAATGCTGATGGGGAAGTTATAACAACAACTAGCTCAGCAACCAGAAGAGTATTAGAAAAACAATTAGATCAGACAATATCTAGAAGAGACACATTATACAGCCGAGAAATTGCATATTCTGACTCAGTTAGCAACTTAGATCAACAGGTGCTCAAAATACAAACTCAGAGCAAAGTTTCGGCCGAAGTAGGCCCTATTAAATATGTAGCACAACGTGTAAACCAACCAGTTGATAGTGTTGTGAATTGGTTTATACTACTTTTTATATTTGTATTTGACCCATTAGCAGTTATGTTATTAATTGCATCAAATCGATTATTTTCAACAAAAGACCCCCTGTCTGAGGTGATACCAGAAGTTGCAGAGGAGGAGAGTAAAGCCGAGCGGGTTAAAGCCCCAACTCCTCCAACTTCGCCAACTATAGACACACCAGAAGATTTATATCAAGAAAAACAAAAAGAAAAACAAAAACGAGTTATAAGATCAGAAATAAAATAAAAAAATGAAAAGAAACAAAGTTACAAAAAATAATGGTTATAAAAAATTACAGTGTAAATACTGTGATCGAATATGTCAAAGAGTTGATGTTAATGCTACTAAAGTTACATGTTGGAAATGCACTAGTGATCTAGTAAATGGCAAAGTATTGGAATTACGAAAATAATTTAATATTATAATAATATGTTAGAAGCAAATCAAATAAAAGAAAATTGGGAAAACTTTCGAGAAGAAATCGATTTACAGTTTCCTACAAGAGCCAAACAAATTCACAAAATGTATGATGACTTTGAAGAACGAATCGCAATGATGCCGGCGTCTTCGATAGCACATTATCATAATGCATTTGCAGGAGGTTACATAGACCATGTACTTCGTGTAATGAATTGCACTCATGAATTATATAACTTATGGAAGAAACTAGGTTCAGATATGTCAGGTTATACATTGGAAGAATTAATGTTTGCAGCAATGCATCATGACTTAGGCAAAATAGGATTTCCAGGAGATGGTAATGAAGTTTACCAAGTAGAGACTTCGGATTGGCACAGAAAGAATATGGGTCGAATGTATAAGCACAATGAAAATATTCCTTTCTCAATGGTACCGGATCTTTCTGTATGGCTTCTACAAAAATATGAAATACCAATGTCTTGGAACGAATATCAAGCTATTAAAATTCATGATGGAATGTATGATGAAGCTAATAAACCATATTTCGTTGCAAGAAGTGCTCAAGCTAAATTGAAAACCAATATGGCTGTTGTTTTACATCATGGTGATCATATGGCTGCTCAGATAGAGTATGAGCGATGGAAAAATCATAAAGCAGGAACTCCTACCAAAGTATCCGAAAAAAGCAAAGCAACTAAAAGCACAGCTATAAAAAACTTAGCAGAGAATAATCCAAATATAGGAAGTTCGATTGCGGATATTTTTAAGGATATATCATGATACCATTTATTATATTAAGTGTATTGTTTTTAGGAACAACTGCATATTTTGCTTATCGAGCTTTTGTATTAGCAGGAGTTTTAGCAGATCAAGAAGAATATTACGAAACCGTTTCACAGACAAATGAATATATGTTTATGAGAATTCGACAAACTCATGAAGCAATGCAACGCATTGATCGGTTAGGTGCATTTGAAAAAGATGATGAAACAGGATCTACTTTTGAATTATTAAAACAAGTAGTAGACGAACTAAAAGAGGAATTTGATGCCCCGGAAGAAAAAGAAGAGTAACGCATATTATACACGTATTCAAGACGTAGCTATTTGTGCTTATAATAAATCAGATAGTGCAGCACAGCGAGAAAAGATATATAGAAGATTTATATATCCACCATTTATGAAGCTTACAGAAAATTTAATTAACAAAGTAAAGCCAACATATGTATTACAAAAATGTTCATTTCAAGATTTACAAACAGATATAGTTACATACCTAACTGCACGTTTAGAAAAATTTAAACCCGAGTCGGGTAAATCATATTCATATTACACTCGAACAACTTTTAATTATCTTATTGCTGAAAATCAAAAAGCATATGTTAAAGTAAAACAAAATAGAGAGCCAATTGATTTAGATGAACAAAGAAATATTCCTACTGAAATGCATAATGATGATATGACAACAGTACTAAAGTATTTTATGGATGAATATATAGAATATTGTTATGACAATCTAAATTCAATCTTTACTAATCCAACCGATATTCATGTTGCTGACTCTATATTGCATTTATTTGAAGAACGTGTTAACATTGAAAATTATAATAAAAAAGCACTTTATATCTATATTCGTGAACGTACTGGTCTTCAAACTAATAACATTACCAAAGTAATCAAAGTTTTAAAAAATCTTTACGAAACAAAATTTAAACAATACGCCGATACCGAATTCATAAAATTACCTTTTTGATATTTATTATTAAAGGATTCATGTATGGACAAGAATGAAGAAATATTCAAAGGTACCAGTTTTGCTGACCTAATGCATGACGTTTATCACAATTCAAAAAAGAAAGATCGACAGATCAATCAACTCATATCACAACTACAACCGTTAATTCGCAATGCGTCGGATGCTACTATTATAGTTCCACTTATTAAAGAATACTTAGATGTAGCAGTTAAAAATGACGATCATTTAGTTAAATTAACAGCGATTGTTCAACGGTATATATCTACTAGTCAAACAATTTCAGGTACAGATTCATTGTTATCAGATGAAGAAAAACAACAATTAATTAAAATTGCAGAGACTACATTAACACACGAACTTGAAGATGAATTAGAAAAAATTGAAGAAGAGGATCGTGAGATAAACCAAAAAATTGCAGAAGCAAAATCCAAGTTAAAGGATAACGATGTCACATCATGATAACGAAAATGTACAGTTTGAAATTGCCGAAGTAATAGAAATTAACAATGCATTTAAATGGGATAAAGGTATAGCTGCAGGAGCAACTATGTTTATGTGTCGAGCTCGTTCATGTACTACATATACAGATACATATGAATATGATGTAGTTCCGATGAGTAACAGAAAAAGTGAAATTCCAGTAGTTGGGGAAATAATACTAATATGTCGTACTGTTAATCGAGCGTTACGAAGAAAAAAAGATAAAGCTGAATCTTGGTATTATATTCAAACATTGGATTTACAAGATGGTGTAAATAATAATCGTTCTACTGGTATGACTGCTACTGCGCAGGAAATTGCAAAAAATGATCCACAATATATTCCTGCCGGCACAAATTTTGTTGATACGAAGATATCACATCTTCAACCATATGAAGGAGATATTATATATCAAGGACGTTGGGGTAACAGTATTAGATTTGGTAGCACTATATCTACAATACCAGACGATGCTTATTATCATAAATCACCAACATGGACAGGAGATATAAATGGTGCTCCTATTACAATATTATCAAATGGTCGGGTAAATTTAGATAATAAAGAGTTTGTTGTTGAAGATATTGAAAAAGATAATTCGTCTTTATATTTAACAAGTACCCAAAAAGTAAATAATATAACATTTAGCACAGTGGCTCCAAAACAATTTAATTCATTTGCTGGTTCTAATTTTATCGGCATTGCAGATAGAGTAATGTTACGGGCTAAGACTGATCGTGCAGTTATTGATTCACAAAAAGACATATTATTGAATACACCAAATCGTGTTAATATAGGCGGAGATACTAATTTAGCTCCAATACCGCAAGGAGATATTTTGCGGGATATATTAATGGATATAGCTCAGATATTACAATCAGGACATATAGTTCAAGGTTCATTAGCTACTCCATTAGCACAAAGTAAAATAACAGGATTACTATCAAAAATATTTAAAATGAATAGTACTAATTATTCAATAAAAAAGAATACATAACATGGCATTAACACCCCCTTTCGATCAAGCAGTCAAACCTATACTAAATTTATTTGGAGAAATGAATGGTAAAGTAGGTGAGCTTCAAAGTAAATTGCTTGATCAGTTAACTGAGTTACAAAGCAAAGTAACTGATTTGCCTGACGACATTAAATGTAGCGATCCTAGGATCAATGATATAAAGCAAGACATACAACGTGTTAACGACACAATATCAGATATACAAACAATGTTTAATAACATACAAAACGTAGTAAACATACTATTAATTATTGCAACAATTTCTGCAGTTGTAATATCATTAGCATTAATTAATGTCATACCAATACCAGAAGCTGCAGCAAAGGGAATTGAAGTAGCATCATTTGTTGTGGCTACCATATTAGGAATTTTAGGAGCTATAACTGGATTGATTGCCTTTGCACAATCAATGTTATCTAATGTATCATCGGCTTTAGGTCCTATATTAAATAAATTAGGAAGTATTTGTAATAATGAAACATTTGTTGTTAATACTGATACTGCTAATTCTATTTTAAATGACATATCAAAACAAACTGCAGGATATGGAGATATGACAGAAACAGAATTTTATCGAAATGTTAATGTGTCTGAAGATGACTTGCAAGATCGACAACAAAAAATAGAACAATTATTAGAACAACAAAGAAATTTAATTGATAACTTAATAGAAGCTCCTAGCCAAGTTATTAATGATGTTGGTGTACCTAGCATTGATATTGGTAATATTGGTGATTATTATATAGACGAAACAAACAAAAATATATATGGACCAAAAATATCCGATACGGATTGGGGAACACCAGTAAATTACTAATACATATATTTATAATAAAAAAGAATACCTATGGAAACTAAAGCACTTGTAAAAGCACTTAAAACAGCCGTACGTGAGGTTATTAAGGAAGAATTAACAGAAATTCTTCGTGAAGGATTACAATCCACAGTTACAGAATTACAAACAGAAACAAAACAACCAGGAAATACTCCAGTTGCACCTAAAACAAAAAAACGCAAAGAAACCATGTATGCGCGCAATAAGTTTGCAGATGTATTAAATGACACTGACAGTTTGCGTGAACAAGGATCATATGCTGATTTAATGAAAGAAGGAATGCCGGAAATGTCGTTTACTTCAAATGATGCTCAGGGATTTGGAATGATGCGAAATAATTCAGCACCACAAATAATGGAAGATCCTGAAACGGGTAAAAACATGAAAGTCGACCCAGTAATTGCAGATGTAATGAATCGTGATTATTCTGCATTAATGAAAGCAATAGATAAAAAGAAAAATAAAGGCGGTGCATTGTAATGGCATATCGAGTTATTTCGCCAGATGAAATAAATACCAATCAAACAGGATTAGGTATATCATATAATGGCGGAAGTTCTCGTGTATTTAAATCTATACGAATTACAAATACGCAAGCGTTAGAAAATTTAAAAAATTTATTATTAACAAGAATAGGAGAACGTTATCTTCAACCTAATTTTGGAAGTCAACTATTAAATATATTATTCGAACCTGCAGTAAACGATTTAAAACCAGAAATTGAAGATATAATTACAGAGCCTATAAATTATTGGTTACCATATATCAATATCGAAGCACTTGATATTATTACAGTTGAAGATGAACCTTCTTTGCCACATAACGTTAAAATAACATTAGGATTTTCTGTGAATGGTTTTGAAAGACAAAATATTACATTAGCAGCTAATGAAAATGGAACTATAGAAATAGGAGACTCGGATGAATAATACTAAAGATGTATCATATATTGGTAAAGATTATAATCAATTTAAAACAAATTTAATTGAATTTACAAAACAATATTTTCCGGATACATATACAGATTTTAATGAATCGTCTCCTGGTACTATTTTTTTAGAAATGGCTGCATACGTAGGAGATGTACTGTCTTTTTATGCTGACGATAATCTTAAAGAATCATTATTAGAACAAGCTTCTGAACGTGGTAATATATATGATTTAGCAAAAACATTAGGTTATAAAGCAAATAATTCAGTTCCTGCTTATGTTGATTTAAGTGTTTTTCAATTAGTACCTGCTACTGGGACTGGTGATAATGTACGTCCAAATTTTGATTATACATTATCAATTAAACCAGGAATGCGAGTCAGGCAAAGTAATGGAGCTTCAACATTTAGAACATTAGACTCAATTGATTTTGGATTTTCATCATCGATTGATACTACCGAAGTTACCATATATGAAACAGACTCGTCTACTAATCTTCCTACATATTATCTTTTAAAGAAAACAGCAAAAGCAGTTTCCGGAGATGTAAAAACAGCAAGATTTACTTTTAATAGTCCGATTGCATATGATAAAATTGTATTATCTGAATCTAATGTTATTGATATAATTTCAGTTACGGAATCAGATGGTGATAATTGGTATGAAGTTCCATATTTAGCACAAGATACTGTATTTGAAAGTGTTCCTAATTTATTAGAAAACGATCCAGATTTTGTTCAATATCGATCTAGCTCGCCTAGTTTATTAAAATTAAGAAAATCATCAAAAAGATTTATTACGAGATTACGTAGCGATAACCGATTAGAATTACAATTTGGTGCTGGTATATCTGATAATAATGATGAAGAGATTGTTCCTAATCCAGATAACGTAGGAAATGGATTAGCAGGATTTCGTCGAGGAATCGATGTAGATATAGATCCATCAAATTTTTTATATACTAGAACATATGGACAAGCACCAGCAAATACAACATTAACAGTAACATATACAGTTGGAAATGGAATAACAGATAATGTTGCTGCTGGCGAGTTAACTAAATTAGATTTTATTGAGTATGACGAAGATGTTAATAGTACTAATAATATTGGTATTGTAAACTTTGTTAAAAATAGTATAGCAATTAATAATAATAATCCTGCAATTGGTGCAAAAACAAATGATTCATTACAAGACATTAAAAATAATGCATTAGGTAATTTTGCAACACAGAATAGATTAGTAACAAGAGAAGACTATATTATTAGATCATATTCTATGCCAGCAAAATTTGGTAGTATAGCAAAAGCATACATTGTACCTGATGATCAGATTGCTCAACAAGACTTAATTGAAACTAGAATTGCTAATCCATTAGCAATGAATATGTATGTTCTAGGATTTAATTCTTCTAAACAATTAACCGAATTAAATGATGCAGTAAAAAATAATTTAAAAACATATCTAGAATATTACAGAATGCTTACTGATGCTATTAATATAAAAGATGCATTTATTATTAATATGGCATTACGATTTGAAATATCAGTATTATCAAATTATAATAGCAATGAAGTTTTATTGCAATGTGTTAATTCATTAAAAACATATTTTGATATAGATCGTTGGCAAATTAATCAACCTATAATAAAATCCGAAGTTCAAAATCTAATAGGAAATGTTCCAGGTGTATTATCAGTAGTTAATGTTTATTTTGAAAATAAGTTTGATTCTGATCAAGGTTATTCTGGTAATGCATATGATTTAGCATCAGCTACTAGAAACGGAGTAATCTATCCTTCTTTAGATCCTAGTATATTCGAAGTAAAATTTCCTAATCAAGATATCCGAGGTAGAGTCGTAAGTTCTTAATATCATTATATTTATACTAAAAGGACTATGAAATGGGCGTAATACGAAATAATCGCACAAATATTGTAGCTGGTGGATTAATATCAGCAAGTTATGTATCTGATGTATATGATGTGTTAACTGCAAATGCTGTGGAAGATATAGTATTATCTGGATCATTAGGTGTTAGTGGAAGTTTAACTGCAAATTTAACTGGTACTGCTGATACAGCTTCATATGTAACTTTGGCTCAGACCGCATCTTATGTAACTACTGCACAAACTTCTTCATATGTAGTTAATGCAATTTCAAGTTCATATATGTCAGGATCGACTATGTCTGCAACATCTGCTTCAATCGAAAGATTAGATGTACAATCTGGAATTGTATTTATTACAGGATCATTACCAACATCAGATCCAAGCAACCCAGGACAATTATGGCGTAGTGGTAGTTATTTAATGATTAGTATTTAAGGTAATTATGTTTAGAATATTTTATGCAGATAGCGATGCAACAATGTATGAGGCTAGTAGCCTTATAAATTCTAATACTGGGTTAGATGAGATTTTAGAAGTTGGTAAGCAATTGGATACTGATGGAGAAACATTAGTAAAAAGTAGATTTGTCGTTAAATTCGATATGTCTGAAATTACTAAAACTCTTACTAAGTATTCTGCAGATTTAAATTCTTGTAAATTTATGTTACAATTATTTACAACCCATGCAAAAAATTTACCTGCAGCATATACATTAGATGCAAAATTAATGGGGCAACCATGGACTAATGGAACTGGATTTGAAAATGATTCAACTGCTACTACGAATGGTATAGCTTGGGCTACGCCTTTTGATTCGTGGTCATTTACTCCAAGTGGCTCTAACACATTATCTGGTTCATCTTGGATATCCAGTAGTCAAGCTATTAATACTGGTGCACCTAGTTTATATATTTCTGGAAGTGGTAGTGGTGGAAGTTGGTTGTGGCAATCAGGAAGTGGCTTTTTTGATACTTCTTCTTTTGACTCGGTATATTTTTATCAGCCAGGTTTAGACGAAGACGAAACATTTAGTTACCGTCCAACTGATATTAACATGGATGTAACTGGTGCAATCAAAACTTGGATATCAGGTAGTGGAGGCGAAACTGTAGAAAATAATGGATTCTTGCTTAAATTTTCTGAAGCAGATGAAGCTGATGGAACTAAGACCGGGATCATTAGATTTTTTAGTCGTGAAACTCATACTATATATGTGCCTAGATTAACTATGTACTGGGATAACAGCACTTTTACAACAGGATCGTTGTCGTCGGTAGATTTAGAGTCATATTTAACATATAGCAAAACAAAACCAACGTATAAAGATACTGAGATAACTAAGGTTAGAATATATGCTCGAGATAAATATCCACAAAAATCTCCAACAAATTTATTTCCTACACAAACAGTTAAACATTTACCTTCGACTACTTATTATGCAATACGGGATGCGGCTACAGATGAGTACATAATTCCGTTTGATAATATTTATAATAAAGTAAGTTGCGATAGCACAAGTAATTTTATCTATGTAGACATGAATAGTTTTATGCCGGAGCGTTATTACCGCATAGAATTAAAAGTAATAGACGGATTTACAGAAGAATATATCGACGACCAAATTTATTTTAAAGTAGTTAGATAATGGCAATTAACAAAGAAAAATTATTAGATCCTATAGATTTAGAATTACAAGCTAAATATCAAGAACAGGGTATTACATATATATCAAATAATGATTCTGTTGTTAATAGAGATAATGCTGGTAATGTTATTTTAAAAGAAGGTGAGCAAAATCAATTATTAATAGTACAACCAGTAACTACTAAAATTGTTAATTCATCTGTAATAAAAGTTATTGATACTCAGTTTAAATATTTTAAATTTCCTGCTAAAATTGTTGAAGTCGACAATCAAGATTTAGATTTCGATATCAGTGGATTGGAACAAGATTCTGTATTTGCTAGATATAAACCAACTGACAATGTACGATTACAAGATGATGGTGGTCCAAATCAGTCCGATGTAGTACGGCCGGTACTAATACCATTTGATCGTGTAGTTAGGGGTAATATTCAAGAAAACACAAGCAAATATACCATTAATGAAGAAATTAAGAATTCTGGTGTTGATTTGCGTTTTGACATTAAAATACAACATCGATTTGATGCAGTAGATCCACAAGGAATTGGCGTATCATATTTTTATATATCACGCGAAGGACCTGATAAGTCTATACAAAAAAATTATTTAGGACCATTTGCAAATACATCTGATAAAGCACCAGATACATTTGGTAGTATAGGTACATATCAAGTTCAAACATTAAATATAAATAGAATTATAACTAATGATCAATTTGAAATTGGAGATACGTTTTTTATATCTGCAATAGGTGATCCAAATGAAAATACATCTAATACAGATTTTCATACTGTGAATAGTGAACAAACATATTGGGTAATATCAGATGCTTCAAAAAATGTAGATGATTGGAATCAGGAAATTGAATAATGTTAACGCAATATAAAAATATCGATCAAATTAAAACGTCTACAAAGTCATTGCAGGCTTCTAGATTTTTAAAGTCTAAAACTGATTTATTTACATATGTGTCAAATCAAACAGTTGTTCCTAATACTGAAATTTTAAATGATACTATTGATAATCGAATTGAGCTACATGTATATTCTGATGAAGCATGGATTAGTGGCAATCATAAAATACAATTTCAAGATACCATTCCAGAATTTAGAGATAAAAATACCAATTCTATAATAAACGTTAATAAAGCAATTGGGTTTGATTTATATAAACAGTTTGAAGATCTACAAATAACATCTGGAAATTTTAGATTTGTTTTAAACTTTTTTAAAAATTTAATAGGAAGTTTTGAACAACAACATTTACGGATTGATGAAATATCTCCAGATCGCACCGAAATTAGATTACGAGCCATTGACTCAGATAACCCGGAGTTTTTAACACAGATAACAAATTTTATTCAGAATGTAGATCAAACTAATGATTCTGTATTATATAAAACGTATTTATTAAACTTTAGTCGAAATCAATGTGTTCAATTTGTTAATAGTGTTGTTATTGGCGAATATGTATATGTAAAATTACAAGATGCATTACCAGACGAATTTCAAGAAGATTTTAAATGTTGGATTGTAGAAGAACAAAAAAATCCATATATTGATCGTGTTAATATATTAGCACAGGAAATTAAAAAAACGTTTAATCAATTATCTAACCCGAATTGGCAAGCAAATTATTCGTATAATACATCAACAGAGACAGGATTAAAAAATTGGACAGACTTATTAGGTTCTTCAATTCAAACGTCACAACAATTAGTTGATCATTATTTTTCTGGTAGTTTATCTGGAATGACTTTAAATATAGATTATTCTGATTTTAATAATTTTGTATTTTATAGTTCAGCTACAGAACGTTTAGAAAATTTTAAATATAAATTAGAATTAATTGAATATTATACGTCGCAAAGTATTGTAGTATCTGGTATATCTGGTAGTGTAGCTACGACAAATCAGTCTGATTTTAATAAACTTAAAACTAATTTAATTGGTGGATTTGATAACTTTGAACATTATCTTTATTATGAATCATCTTCGAAACTAACAACACATGATATTCCAATAATAAATGCAACAGTACCACAAGTTACTGGAAGTTATATACAACCAGTACCTAAAACAAATTCTACGGTACCTTATGCATTATATTCAACTACCAGTAGCTTATTTAAAGATTGGTATAATGCAATACAGGTGAGTGCATCATTATATGATAATTTAAATAGAAATTCATTAATATATGCAGTTCCAGAACATATAAATCTAAACCCATTATATTCGCAAGTTAGCACGTTTGTTTATATGTTAGGCCAACACTTTGATGTATTATATACATATATTAATAATATGACTCGAATTAACAGTCGAGAAGAGAATCCAAAATTAGGAATGCCTAATGAATTGTTATATTCCGTAGCTAAACAGTTTGGTTGGAATTTAACCGACGGACATCAATATCAGGATTTATGGGAGTATGCGTTAGGTGTAAATGAATCTGGAATTCCTATTACTGGATCTAATACAGTTGGTGATCCTTCTGTTTCTGGTAAAAATATGACTTATACTGTTTGGAGGCGTATTGTAAATAATCTTCCATTATTATTAAAGTCTAAAGGGACAAAAAGAAGTATAAGAGCATTACTTTCATGTTATGGAATTCCTCAATCATTTATAACAATTAATGAATATGGTGGTCCTAGACTTGAACGAGCACCTATATATGAAAAATTAAATTTTGATTACGCATTAGATTTAATTACAAATACAGCTGGTACAGTTACTGTTAATTATGATCAACCTATAGAATCAGTAGAACTTCGTTTCCGTACGGATGATGTTATAAAAAATCCTACAATGCCTAGTACTATGAATTTATTTACTATAGGCAGTAACACAGTTACATTAGATTATACAAGTGGTACTTTAGGTACTATACAAATTAATGGTAATAGTAGTAGCAATATAGAATTATTCGATGGTGGTTGGTTAACTGCATTATTAAGAAAAGATGGATCTAATTTAGAAATTGTTGCAAAAAAATCTAAATACGGTAAAATTATAGCAGCAGTTAGTGCGTCAGATGTAACATCATTTGCAAGTAGTGGCACGTTAACATTAGGTGGTACTACAGGCGGTAGTCGTTTACAAGGACAACTTCAAGAATTGAGACTATGGACTAGTAGTTTACAAGATTCTGCTTTTAACAATCATGTGTCTGCACCAGCAGCGTATGATGGAAATGTTTCTGCATATGATGAATTGGTATTTAGAACGCCATTAACTCAAAAAATTAATCATGCTACAACAAGTAGTTTAACAGGTGTTGAACCTAATAATTCTGGTATATCGGCTTCATTTGCAAGTTGGACTAATAATACCCCATATGATTCACTTGAAGAAACATATTATTATGACGGTATATCATTAGGAGCAGGAACGTTAGATGATAATAAAATACGTTTAGAAAATAATGAACTTATTGGAAATTTAGATGTAACTACTAGAGCTGAACGTAGTCAATTTGATAAAGCCCCATTGGATAGTAATAAGTTAGGAGTATATTTTTCTCCACAAACAATGATTGATGAGGATATAATTGCTCAATTAGGATTTACGAGTTTAGATGATTATATAGGAGATCCAGGTAGTTTAAACGAAAAGTCATATCCAGATTTAATTCAACGAGCGAGAGATTACTGGAAAAAATATAGCGAGTCAAATGATGTTAATGCTTATATTAATATGTTTACATTGTTTGATTTATCATTTTTTAAACAATTGGAACAATTACTTCCAGCACGTGCTAATAAATTAACTGGTATTTTAATTCAGCCGAATATATTAGAACGAAGCAAAGACACTATATTACCTACAATTAAAAAATTTAACGACGCTTATAATGTAACAATACAAAATATGGATCCTACTGCTAGTGCGGATTATCCATATTATATTGGAAGTGTTGAAGGTAAAATTGCAACTTTAGATGCAATAGATGATGATCAATATCAAATGTATTTAACTGCGTCAGAAGCAGAAAAATATAATGGAACTACGTATTCATATGATTATTTAATTAGATCTGGAAGCACATATACAACCGCATCATCTCCGTATTGGAGAAGTGAAGGGCTGAACCCAACTATATTAGATTCGGTGTTATCTGAAATAAAAGAAATAGTTGCAGTACCACCAGGTGTATATGGTGGATATTCATATGGAGCTGCAAGTTATGGTCAAACTGGATCTATGCAATTTGCACAAGTCCAAGACTATTTACCAACCGGCGTATTTCGTCAAAGGTATGCTGGGTCAAAATTAACTAGTGCAGATTTTAATATAGTTTCAAGTCAAACTGTTGATAATGGAGCACCTGTAGAAGTTAGAAGTGCAAATCCAAATCAACTAATATATCAGGATAATGGGGAACAAGGAAGTTTTGTGTTAGTTCGTTAAATTAACATCAAAAATAACATTAGCAATATTTATATAAAATTAAGGTAAACAATATGGGATATTTAGACAATTCAAGTGTAACAGTAGATGCTATACTAA